TCGGGGCAGTACTTTTAATGCAAAAACTTATAGTGGATAATTATATTATTAATACACCAATTGATAAAATTATTGAACTTTTACGTATTAGTTTGACAAATGGCAAGTTAAAAGATATTCGAGATACTTCTGAGGATATCATTGTAAGTTGCCCTTTTCATAGCGGGGGCCAAGAGGAGCATGGTTCTTGCTTTATTAGAAAAACTGACGGAATCTTCCACTGTTTCGGTTGCGGTGAAAAGGGGCCATTTATAAAGTTTGTAGCCAAATGTTTTGAATCATCTGAAAAGTATGCAAAAGACTGGATTCTTAAAAATTTTAGCAGCGAACCGATTGCCAAAAATGTGTTTACAAATGATCCGATTATCTTAAATAAGAATAAAGGTGTTAAAAACTACTTAGATGAATCTATATTAGATCAATATCAAACATTTTGTCCATACTTAGCTAAAAGAAAGCTTTCAAGAACTATTTGTGAGCAGTTTAAAGTTAGATATGACCCAAAATATCGCCAAGTTATATTCCCAGCATACAATATGAAGGGCAAGCTGGTAATGCTGGCAAAGCGTTCAATAGATACAAAAACATTCTACTTAGATAAAAATGTAGAAAAGCCTGTATATTGCTTAGATTATATTATGAAAAATAATATAAAAACAGCAATTATTACAGAAGGGCCATTTGATTGCCTAACTGGTTTTGAGTATGGATTTCCAACAATTGCAACATTTGGAAAGATTTCCGATTATCAGATTGATCAAATAAATAAATCTTGTTTGAATATTATATATGCTATGTTTGACAATGATGCAGCAGGCAGACAATTTACAGAAACGCTTAAGAAAAAGCTTACAAAACGTATTATTATTATCGAAACAAAATTTCCACCGAATAAAAAAGATTTAAATGATTTAACTAAAGAAGAATTACAAAAAATCATTCAAGATGCACGTAATTCTTAAACAGATAAATCGTATAATATAATATGCTGAGCACCATATAAAAAGGCTTAAAGATACTCATAAAAGATATAAAGGAGAAAAAACAAATGAGTCAATTTTCGTATGATGAATATCAAAATGTAGTCAGTAAGGCACAGTCCACGCCAAGTGGCAATTTAGTTAGAGTTGGTTATTTCAAGCTTAAGGAAGGCGAACAGGCACTTGTTAGACTTAAAATCACAAGTTTAGATGATTTAAAGTTTGCCACTGTCCACAAGCCAGCTTTTGGTAAGAAATTTGAAGGTCTCGGTACCGGTTTCACGCCAGTCAGTTGTTTAAATGAAGTCGGTTCATATTCTGATGCTTGCCCATTCTGTAAGGCTGCTGCTGAAGGTCATGATATTATTGGCAAGGCTACAAAAGTTGTTTATATTTTAATGATGGTTGCATATATGGATCCTGCTACAGGTCAGTATTCTGCTCCTATTCCTGTTGTTTGGGAACGTCCTGCTGGATTCTCTCGTGAACTTGCTTCAAAACTTAGAGACTATGGTAACTTGTCTGAGCATGTTTTCAAGTTAAGCAGACTTGGCAGTGGTAAAGATACTAAGTATACCTTAGATTATGTTCCTCTCTATGATAAGCCAGAATTTATTCCGGCTGACTTTAAGGCATTCGATAACTTCAGCATTAATAAGCACAGTTATTATGAAAAGTCTGCAGCTGATTTACAGTATTACTTAGATAATGGTACATTCCAGACAGCAGATTCGAAGCCTACTGGCACTTCTGCTAGTACTGGTCAGACTGTTTCAAATACCATGACAGAAAAGAAAGTTGAAGAGACAGCTGGAGTGAAGCTAGAAGCTACCTATGTTCCAGCAGCAAATACAGCTACTGTGGTTACTTCGGCGCCAGCTACTAAGGAAACAAAATCTACAACTGAAAGACCAGCAAGAACATTTGATAGATTCTCATTTTAATTAAAACTATAAGGAGACTATAATGGAAGGATTATTTGGAGAAGCATTTAATATTGATCTTAGTCGTACAAAGACAGAGATTAAGAAACTTGCTAAAAAAGCTACTACAGCAAAAAAGCAGACTAAAACCGATGAAGAAAAGCTTTTGGCTTCAAAGAAACTTACCATTGAAGAACGTCTTGCCCTTATTACTGAAAAAGTCATCAAGATATTAGGTAAACAGAGACAAAACACAATTGTCATCAGAAATCTTGATGACTTTTCATGTTATATTGATAAAGCTATTAAAGCTGGTAGAATTGATATCGATACTGAAACTAATAATACAACAGATGCAGTCAGCTCGGAAATGGTTGGCTTGTGTTTATATGTTCCTGGAGAAAAGCAGGCATATATTCCAATTAAACATGTTAAGTGGCAAACAGGTGAACTCTTACCAAATCAGCTAACTTATGAAGATTGTAAAGCTCAGCTGCAAAGAGTTTTGGATAGTAATATTAATATTATTATGCATAATGGTAAGTTTGATTATGAAGTTATTAAAACAACCTGTAATATTGCTGTTCCGCCAAAGTGGGATACCCTAGTTGCAGCCAGACTTATTGATGAAAACTTGTACAGTGATAAGAGAACAAGTTTAAAGCATATGTATTGTACTCTTATTGATCCAAAACAAGCTAAATATGATATTGAGGGCTTGTTTGAAAATATTCCTTATGCATATGTAGACCCGGAAATATTTGCTTTGTATGCTGCTACTGACTCCATGATGACTGATAAGATTTATCTTTGGGAACAGCCGTTCTTTGAAGGCATTGACAACGAGAAACTTAAATGGTTATTCGAAAATATTGAAATGCCAATTGTAGAAGTCACAGCAAAAATGGAAATGCAGGGTGCTTGTGTAGATCAAGATTTTGGTGAGCTGTTAAAAGCAAAGTATAATAATGAACTAACGAATATTGATAATAAAATTAACGCGATTCTTAACCAATTGAAAGATATCATCAGTGCTTGGAGACTTTCACCTGAGGCTAACGAAAAGACTAGAACTTATGTTTCTAAGAAATCAAAAATGTCTCGGGAAAAAATTGAAGAAACTTATAATCTAATTGATACAGATGGCAGACGTTACAGAGAAACTAAGCCAAAGACGGAGCAATTAAAAGATCCTATTAATCTTAATGCTTCTGCCCAGCTAGCTATTCTTTTTTATGATATTTTATGTGTCAGTGAAGTCTATAAAAATGAAGATCGTAAGACTGGTAAAGATGATCTTAAAGGTATTGCTGAGTCTTTAAAGAATTATGTTACGGAAGAGCAAAGAGAAGCTTTAGACAGAGCTATTGAAATAGATGCAGTCGATAGTGAAGAAGATAAGCTTAAATCTGAAAGTTACAGTGTTATTGATGAAGAAGATTTAACAAAACTTACACCTGAAAAAGCAACTATTGCTGCTACATTATGCGGTTTATTGCTTGAACGTAGAGGTCTTACAAAATTAATTACAACTTATATTGATACGATTCCAGCTTTGGCTAAACACTGGAAAGATGGTCGTGTCAGATTCAGACTTAATTCAACAGGTACTGATACTGGTCGTTATAGCTCAGGTGGTAAATGGAAATATTTAGATGAAAATAACAATAAAGTAACATTACCTGGTATAAATATTCAAAATATTCCTTCACACAATCCAGAAATTCGTATGTTATTTAAGGCAAAAGTAGAAGAGGTACAAAAAGAGTTTGATGATTTGCTAGTAGTACCAGAAATTACTGAAGTTGAAACTGTTAATGGTTATCAATACTGTAGAGACCTACATACTGGTGATAAGTTATTGATTAATGATGGTGAAGTCATTGATATTAAAGATATTATATATAATGCGAATAAAAAAGAATATTCTATAAAAATTTAATCTTCAGCAGCAAAATCAGATACGTTAAAGTATACAATTTGCCACCAGATTAAAGGCTGTATATTGTATATTAAATACAGGTGAAGATTTGAGTTTGATTCTATCTTACACGCTAGAAAGTGGCAGTATGAAAATTATAAGCCATTTGGTGAATCATATTCAACTGCTACTTATCAAAGGAAAATTGGGCTACAAACGTGGCAGGCTAAAAGGGGGTGATTAATATGATTCTTGAGCAAAAAGTTAAGACTATAAGAACTAGAACTCGCTATAAAATTATCGGGTCAGATTATAGTGCTCAAGAACCGTAAGGTTCGAGACTTACAGCATTTATAAGTCAAGATCAGCAAATGATCGATGCTTATATGAAAGGTCGAGATTTATATGCAGTTATTGCACAGTCTGCTTTCCACAATAAGTATGAAGATAACCTAG